CCGTTGAGCTTTTAAGCAACAAGTTTGGTGTAAGCCAGTTATACCAACACGATGTAAAGAAAGATGGTGAGGTTATTCTTTCTGTTTTTTGGCATCCATTAACGATTTCCGAAAGAGAATCTATTCAGAAGAAGTCTAGTAATACAGATGACGCATCTGATTTTGCTTTGTCTTTGATGATTCAAAAAGCATTAGATGAAAAAGGTAAAAGACTTTTTTCTGATGGAGACAGAGCAACTCTTCGCAGAGAAATCGAGGCAGCTATTCTTCAAGAAATTCAATTAGCAATGCTTGAATCTGGTTCAGATAAGGAGGTAGAAGAAGTAGAAAAAGATTTGAAAAGCGAATAAAGAATGGATCTTTTTGTTTTCGTTAGCGAAAGAATTAGGTAAAACTGTTAAAGAATTGACAAGGGATTTGACGAGAGAGGAAATGATTGGTTGGGCTGCTTATTTTAAGATTCAAAATGATGAAATGGCTAAAGATCGGGAAGCTTCTCAAAGAGGTAGTGCTTCTCGAACGCAAACAAGGTAAACTGTTTAGGAGTCTTTGTTTTTTCTGTTGAGTGGCTGATTATACCCGCTTAATTGAGTTTAAGGTAAAAGATACTGATTTAAATCGTGCTGTAAATAAGCTTACTAAGACCTTAACTCGTATTGATAAGACATTAGTAGGTATAGATAAAAAAATAGATCATATAGCAAAAGAAGGATTTGGAAGTGTTGCAAAAGAAGCGAATAGAGCAGAAAAATCTGTTAGTAAATTAGGCAAATCACTTAAAAATTTAGCTAGTCCTCAAGGATTAGCATCAGGAGCTTTAGGTCTTTTAACTGGCAATATAGGCGGTACTAAAGGAGAGATTGCAAGGAGAGTTTCAGAATTAACTGCTTTCGATCAAATTTTAAGGAAAGTAACAAAGGGTAATACTGGTTTACCTGCTTTTAGCAAAAGAGTTACAGAAGCAGCGACAGCTTTAACTGGTTTTGGTATTGCACATTGGGGAGCTATTACAGGTATTGCTGCTGGTGGAGCTGCAATTATTAAAGGGACACAGTTTTTTTACAATTTAGGTAAAGGTGTACGACAAGCAGAAGCCAATTTAATTGATTTCCTTAAAACTTCTAAGCAAGTAGGTTTAGGTAAGAATTTAAGATCTTTACTTCCTAGTTTTAAACCTGCTCCAGGTTCAAGATTAGGAGGAGCAGATGATGGAGGCCCGAATATAGGGATGCCTCCTTCTTCCCCTATTGGTATCGGGAGTTCTAGAGGCTTAGAAGCAGTTAGACCTAAACTTATCCAATCTCAAATTGGAGGATTAACGAAATTAAATAATGCGCTTAAAAAAAATGAGGAGATACAAGACAATATAAATGCATCAATTAAGGGGCCATATCTTCAAGCTGTAAAGACTGTTAAACAAGCTCAGTTTGCTTACAATTTAGAATTACAAAAAGCAAAAGTAATTCAAGCTGCGGTAAATGCAGATATTTGGGCAGCACAAAAAGCATGGCAAGGAGTTGTTTCGACACTTAAAGGAGCAACAGGTTTAGTAGGAAAAGTTTTCGGGGGCATTCTTAAGACAGATGCAGGAAAAGGTGCTGGGATTATTGCGTTAACTCGTTCTATTGAAGCATTAACAGGAAAATTAGGATTTTTAAATCAAGCCTGGCTTAAGAACATAAATACTGTTGCGTCATGGTCGGCTAGGGCTAGTGAGGCTATTACAGCCGTTAGTCTTGGTTATTCAGGATTAAGCACAGTATTAAGTGCTGCTAATTGGGTTGTAGGTGCGACAAAAGGTTTCGTTGAATTTGAAAGAAAAGCTGTTGAGGTTTTCCATAACATCAGTGCTGCTCGAAGAAGGTGGGAAAGGGATTCTGGTGAATTTCAGCAAAACACCCTTCTTCAGAATATGTTTGGCCCTCTTTCTCAAATGCTTAGAGGAAGAATGGGTAATAAGTTAAAAGAAATTTATGGAGGGAAAGATGCTGGTTTTGATGAAGGAGGTGCATTTAGGGGAATGTCAGATAGGACTCCTTATGGGGAAAGACTTACGAATGAATTAGAAGCAGCAAGACAAAAACTTTCTGAATTACGTTCTACTAATGATGATTTTGCTAAACAAGTTAGTCGTGTTTTGACTTTAGAAGCAAGAGTTAATGACGAATTAGCGAAACAACAAAAGATAAAAGAAGAGACCCTGGCGGTACAAAATAAATTGAAATCAATGGATGAAAGAGATCGTGACCCAAATCGTAAAATTAAAGAGCATCAGGACCAAATAAAGAAAGGAGATGATGCAAGGAAGAAGGAGGTAAAAGAGATAAATGCATTAGAAAGGCAAGAGATGAGACAGAGAAATGCGGAACAACAAGCGGCTGCAAATAATTACGAAAAACAGGTCAAGAAAAGACTTAGAGAGGAAAGAAGAGAAACAAATAAAATAGAGAATGAGAGATTAAGGAAACAGAAAGAAAGACAGAGACAACGTAAAGATGCGATGGGACGTTTTGGAGAGAACCTAATGCTTGGAGCAGGTTTCCCCATGTTGTTTGGTGGAGGAGCTGGAGCTGTTGCTGGTGGTGTTACGGGTGCTATAACACAATCTGCTCTTGGGTCAAGAGGATTTGGAGCGCAGATATTATTTAGTGCTGTTGGTCAACAAGTAGATGCTTTTGCTGCTAAAGCAGTTGAGCTAGGGAAAGCGTTACAAGATCCAGCAGAAGCGTTAAGTGCTTTGAGTGAAATGGGGATAGAGGTTGATAAAAGTTTGAAGAACCAAGTTGAAACGATGGTTAAAGCTGGAAAAGCGTATGATGCTCAGATTTTGGTTAGTAAAGAAGTAGCCAAAGTAATAGGAAGAGATGGAGTTATGGCTCTTAAGAACTTAGGTATTGCGAATAAAGAATTAACAACTAAGGCTAATAAGTTAAGGATCAAAATCATGTCTGATTTGGCTCCAGCATTTATGGTTCTTATTGATCTGGCAGACAGGTTTATTGATTCAGTAGCAGGACAACAAACAAGAAGTAAAGCTCAAGAAATTGCAATAAAATCGGGCAGAGGAGACTTATGGACTGCTGCTGAGAAGAAGGCAACGCAAGCAGCGATGGAAGTTAATCCGAAATCAGGTCTTCTTGATAGTCTTTTTGAAAAAGTATTAGGAGTAACGGCTACTGATGTTACAAAAGGCCCAACAGCAGAAAAGTACTTTGAAGTCCTTAATCAAGAATCTAAAAAGATTCTTCAACAGTTAGCCCCAGGATATTTAGGAATAGAAGGTATAACTTCAAAAGCTATGGGTGAAGGGACTGAGCCAGGGACAGGAATAGATGATAAAGCTGGAAAACTCTTAGAAGCTCAAAGGATCTCAGGACTAGATACAAAAGATCTTCAAGCAAAAGTAGGACTAGAAAAGAAAAGATTATCTATGTCCTCAACTGCTTTTGAGATAAAAACAAGAGAGCTAGAACTTAATAGACAAAATTTAGAGATTCAATATCAAGAAAGTGAACTTGAGAATACCAAAGATGTTGCTACACAAAAAGTATTAAGAGCCAAGATTAATCAATTAAAAGCAACAAGAGATCTAAATGCCGCAGAATTTGAGAACTTTAAAACATTGAATTTATTAGATGGGAAGTGGCAACAAATAGCAAGTACGATAGAGAACGGAGTAGTAAATGCTATTGAAGGAGCAATACAAGGAACTAAGACTTTAGGTGAAGTTGCGTCAAGCGTCTTTAATCAGATCGCAAGACAAATGCTTCAAATGAGTGTTAATGCTGCTTTAAGTGGAATGTTCCCAAATTTATTCCCAGCAAGAGCAGCAGGAGGCCCAGTTTCAGGAGGATCACCTTACATCGTTGGAGAAAAAGGCCCAGAATTATTTGTTCCAGGTTCTAGCGGTAATATTGTTCCAAATCACGAATTAGGAGGATCTGGTACAAACATTGTGGTTAATGTTGATGCTTCTGGTTCATCTGTCGAAGGAAATGAAGCTCAATCAAGAGAATTAGGTAATATGTTGGCAGGTGCAATTCAAACTGAACTTGTACGCCAAAAACGCCCAGGTGGTTTATTAGCTTAAATTATGGCAACATTTCCATCTATCACTCCGAGTCATGGACTGAGAAAAACAAGTAGTCCTAATGTGAGACAGGTTCAGTTTGGTGACGGATATTCTATGAGAACAGTTTTTGGTTTAAATCAAGATTTAAAATCTTACGCTCCTAAATGGAACAATATTAGCGAAACAGATGCAGATACGATTTCTACTTTTTTAGAAGCAAGGGCTGGTAAAGAATCATTTGTTTGGACTCCTCCAGGTGAAGGTAGTTCTTCTAATTTTATTTGTCAGTCTTGGTCTAAATCAATTCCATATTTAAACAGAGCTACGATTACAGCAACATTTCAAGAAGTAGCGGAGCCTTAAGTTATGGCAGTAGGAGCATGGACATCTTCAAATACGGTTGCTGTCGGTGACGAAAGGAGATCAACTACTGATAATCCATCAAAAAATTTAGGTTTAGTTTTTAGGTGTATTGATGGAGGTACAACTGGTGGAAGTGAACCAACTTGGCCTACTGAAGTTGGTTCAACAGTTGTAGATAATACTTGTGAATGGGTTGCTATTAGTAGCGTTTATAAAGATGTTCAGACGTTAGAACCAGATGCAATTATTGAACTTTTTGAACTTCGTTTAGTTAGCGCACTTCATGGAAGTAATAACGTTACAAGATGGCATAACGGTTGTAATGCTGATGTTTCTGGGAATATCATTTGGGATGGTCAGACTTATTTTCGTTTTGCTGTAGAGGCTGAAGGATTTGAATGGAGAGCACAAGGGTCTTTACCTCGACCAACTTTGACAGCTTCAAATATAGATGGGACACTGACAGCGTTATTGTTAGATGTAAACGCTACAACTCCAGGGAATGATTTAACAGGGGCTGAAATCAGGAGAATTAGGACTCTTAAAAAATATATTGATGGACAACCAACAGCAGATCCCAATGCGTTATGGCCTGTTGAAATTTGGTATATTGATAGAAAGGCAACAGAGACAAGAGATATTGTTCAGTTTGAATTAGCTTCTAAGTTTGATCTTGCAGGACAATTCCTGCCTAAAAGACAATTAATTGCAAACGTTTGTCAGTGGGAGTACAGAGGATCTGAATGCGGTTACACAGGGAATAATTATTATGATGTCAATGATAACGGAGTTGGCTCGTTGTCTGCTGACCGATGTGGGAAGAGAGTTTATAGTTGCAAACTAAGGTTTGGACAGAATGGGGCTTTGCCTTTTGGCTCATTCCCTAGTGTGGGGCAAACTCGATGAAATTAACAGAAAAGATAAAAGAAAAGGCACTAGAACATGCCAAAAAAGAATCACCAAAAGAAAGTGTTGGGCTAGTTCATGTCATAAAAGGTAAACAGCGTTATTTCCCTTGTAAGAATCAGGCGACAGATCCCGAAAAACATTTTATTCTTGATCCTGCGGATTATTTAGAAGCTGAAAAATTAGGTTCTGTAGTTGCTGTTATTCATAGTCATCCATCGACAAGCCATGCTCCAAGTGAAGCCGATAAGGTTGCATGTGAAAAAAGCAAATTACCTTGGTTTATTGTTAACCCATATACTGAAAGTTGGGGAGAATATGAACCTGTAGGTTTTGAACTTCCTTATGTAGGGAGGGAATGGTCACATGGAATAGTTGATTGCTTTACTCTTGCACGAGACTTTTATAAAAGAGAATTTGACATCGAGTTTTTTGATTACAACCGACAAGATGATTGGTGGTTAAAAGGAGAAACTTTGTATTTAGATAATTTTGCTAAAGAAGGTATGAGGGAAATTAATATAGAAGAAATTCAATATGGTGATGCTCTCTTAATGAATATTGAAAGCCCTACTCCCAACCATGCAGCAATTTATTTAGGAGATAATTTAATCTTGCATCATGTGCAGGGGAGATTATCAAGTCGTGATGTTTATAAGTGGGGAGGCTATTATTACAAGGCGACTGCATTAGTATTAAGACATGAAAGTCGTTAAAGTTCACGGGGCATTAAAAGAGAAGCTCGGAGGTCAAGGAACCTTTGAGCTTGATGTCTTTAATCCTGCTGAAGCGATCAGAGCTTTATGTTCAAACTTTCCGGGTTTAGAAAATTGGATTATTGACAGTGAAAAAGATGGGATTGCATACAAAGTTGTTTTAGATAAAGAAGAAATTGGGAAAGATAACATTGAACGTCTTGCGCATCCTTGGAGTGAAAAAGAGGTCTTCAACATTACGCCTGTTATTTCTGGGGCTGGTGGTGGATTTGGTCGAGCGTTAATGGGAGCTGCTTTAATTGGTGCGGCGATAATGTTCGCTCCGGGTATTCCCTTGGCCACTGCGGGGCAGGGCTTCATGGGTGCAGTAGGGACAGGGCTGTTCTCGGCAGGAGTGTCAAAGGTTGTGGGTTACATGGGTGTGTCTTTATTACTTGGAGGTGTTGGACAAATGATTTCGCCAACACCTAAACCAGGATTTGAAAGAGGTAAGGAAGCTACAAAATTAACAAATTATTCTTTTAGTGGAATCACTCAGACGAGCCAACAAGGATTACCAGTACCTATAGTTTATGGAAAATGTTTTATTGGAAGTGCTGTTTTAAGCTCTGGTTTAGATACAGATAGATTATGAAATACATTCAAGGTTCTGGTGGTGGCGGTGGATGCTTCTTTGGTTCCACTTTAATCAAGACCCCTGAAGGTTCTCGTCCTATTAACGATTTAAAAGAAGGAGAGAAGGTTTTAAGTTTTGATGATAAAGGTGAGATACATGAGGCAAAAATATTAAAAGTTCATCGACATGAAGAAGAAGAAATTTGGGATTATAGGTTTTGGGGCGATACAAGCGTCACTGCGACTCCAAATCATTGGGTTCTAAACCAATTCAATGCTTTTGTAGGAATTGGAACGCTTGGTCCTGATGATTGTGTCGTAGATATTAATGGACATTTATTACCTTTAATTGAAAGTAAAAAAATAGGGCATGGAACGGTTTACAACTTAACTGTCGAAAATCAGCACACTTTTATCGCTGGAGATATTCGGGTTCATAATGCAGGGTTAGGGGCAAACATACAAGGTGCAGGCGGTGGAGGCGGTGGAGGAAAAGGTGGCGGTGGGCAATCTCATACTCCAACGGAAGCCGATGACACGCTTCAAAGTGTTCAAAAAGCTCATGTTGTAGATTTACTTTGTGAAGGAGAAATCGAAGGAATTGTTGGCGGGGAGAAAGGTATTTACTTGGATGGGACTCCTATAAAGAGTGCTTCAGGGTCTTCTAATTTTGTAGGATATAACGTCATAACAAGGAATGGAACGCAAGGACAGACTTACATTTCAAGTAGTAAGGGATCACAAAGCGAGAAAAATGTAAGCGTTGAGATTTTAAATTCAACTCCAGTTATTAGGGAAGTCAATGATCCTACTGTTGATAAAGTAAGGATTACTATTAATATTCCAAGTCTTCAGAAATTTGAAGATGATGGAGATATTGTTGGTAATACAGTAGAGATTGGAATCTACACAAAAGCTCACGGAGCAAGTGTTTATACAAAACGAATCTCAGACCGTATAAAAGGAAAAACCAGTAATGCTTATAAGCGTGATTACATGATTAGTCTGAACAGTAATTTTCCTCATCTCATCAAATTAGTTAGAGAGACAGGCGATAATCAAACAACTAAAAATATGAGTCGGACTTTTTGGTCTAGCTATACAGAAATACAAGATGAGAAATATCGTTATCCGAATAGTGCTTTATGTTATTTGAGATTTGATTCTAGGAATTTTAGTGGGATTCCTCAAAGAAAGTATTTAGTAAAAGGCTTAAAAGTTCGTCTCCCAAGTAATGCAACTGTTGATGCTAACACTGGGAGTGTTTCATATTCAGGCATTTGGAACGGATCTTTTGGATCTGCTAAATGGTGCTCTGATCCTGCTTGGTGTTTATATGACCTGATGACAGACACCCGTTACGGGGCATCGATTCCAGAATCTTCTTTAGATAAATGGGATTTCTATAGTTGTAGTAAATATGCTAATGAGGGAGTACCAGATGGAAAAGGTGGAAACGAACCAAGATTTTCTATTCATTTATTAATTAACGCAAGAGATGAAGTCTTCAATGTCATCCAAGAATTGACTTCAATTTTTAGAGGGATGGCTTTTTATGGAGCAGGCTCCTTAGTAATGAAACAGGACAAGCCGGCTGATAGTCAATATTTGCTTGGCCCTGCAAATGTAGTTAATGGAATATTTGAATACTCGGGAACTTCACAAAAATCTAGACATACAACAGCAACAGTTGCTTATCAAGATTATGATTTATTAGGTGAAGTAAAGTTTGAATATGTAGAAGATCAGGAGGGGATTAGCAACTATGGAGTCATAAATAAAGACATTAAAGCTGTTGGATGTTATTCACAAGGGCAAGCTCAAAGAATGGGCAAATGGTTATTACTAAGTGAACAAAATTTAACTGAGACAGTTACATTTTCAGTTGATATTTCGGCTGGAATTATTCTCCGTCCGGGCATGGTTGTGAATATTGCAGATCCAGTAAAAGGAGGGAAGAGAAGAATGGGAAGAGTTTCTTCAGGATCTTCTACAACTCAAATAAAAATAGATAGTAACGTGGATTTATCTGATGTTGATTTACCTGCAACAATTTCAGTAATGATGCCCACAGGAGTACCAGAGATGAAAGGAATTAACATGATTTCTGGAACGACTATTAATTGCCAAACTTTATCCCAAGTACCTCAAAATGCTGCTGTCTGGATGATTCAGACAAGTGATTTAATGTCTCAACAATTTAGGATTTTAAGTGTAAGCGAGGGTGACGGTGGTATTTATTCTGTTTCTGCTCTCAAATACAATTCTTCTATTTATGATGCCGTAGATGAGGGCGATGATATAACACAGAGAGATATATCAAATATAAGTGTTCTTCCTGAGCCAGTTACCAACGTTACAGGACAAGAGCATCTATACCAAGATGGCCAAAATGTTAAAACAGCTTTTGATCTTGCATGGTCGGCATCTAGTCAATCCGTTACTGAATTTAGAATTGGTTATCGTTTAAATAATGACAACTGGATAAGACTTACAACCACTTCTCCTTCTTTAAAGATAAAAGATTTAAGAGTCGGAACACTTCAGACAGAAATTAGAGCGTATAACTATTTAGGTTATGGAAGTCCATTTGCTTCTAACACTTTTACTTTATTAGGAAAAACTGCACCTCCTTCAGATATTTCTAATCTTACTTTTGAAGATATTAGTCCAAACTCAGGAAGACTAAGATGGGATGTCACAACTGATCTTGATGTAAAAGTTGGCGGAAAGGTTCATATTAGGCATTCAAGTTTGACCGATGGAACTGGTAATTGGAATAACAGTGTCGATTTAATTGATTCAATTGCGGGAACTTCTACTGAAGTTGTAATACCAAAACTGACGGGAGAAACTCTTGTTAAATTTGCTGATTCATCAGGAAACTTCAGCACAAATGCCACAAGCATTATTATCCAAACTGCTGCACAAAAGGCCGATACTTTACTTGTTAAAAATCAGAGAGAAGATCAAATAAGCCCAACACCATTTACAGGTAGTAAGACCAATACAGAATACGATTCCGGTCTTGACGCACTCCAACTAACTTCAAGTGGTGGGGATATTAATAGTTCTGGTTCGTATCAATTCGCTTCAACTTTAGACTTAGAAGGTGTTTTTGCTCTTGATCTTCAAAGATATTTTGTAAGCAGAGGAGTTAGGCCAAGTGATTTGATGGATGTTTGGCCTGATATAGATGCAAGATCAGACTGGGATGGGGCTGTCATTGATGATGTTAATGCTTCTCTTTCTGTTCGTACCACAAATGATAATCCAAGCGGTTCTCCTACTTGGGGCAGTTGGGTTTCACTTAAGAATGGAACTTTTAGCGGTAGAGCTTTCCAATTTAAAACAGACATGACAAGCAATGATACAACTGAAAATATATTGGTCGATCAATTAGGTTATGAAGCAAGATTTGACGTTAGAACTGAGCACAGCACAGGCGTTGTTGCTAGTGGGGGAGGTGCTAAAACAGTTCCTTTTGCTAAGCCTTTTTGGACAGGTACTACTGCTATCAACGGAAGTGCAACGGCCTATTTGCCAAGCGTTTCCTTGAATGTAACTGGTTTATCAAGTGGTGATTTTATCGACATGGGAACAGTGACAGGAACCCAATTTACTGTGACTATTAAAAACTCTTCGGGGACAGCAATTAACAAGAATTTCTCTTGGACTGCTGTAGGTTATGGCCGAGGGGCTTAAACTATTAATGAATTGGAGGTAGAACAATTAGCCAACACGATTATGTAATTGCAAATGCTTCAGGAAGTGCAGTCCGTAGTGACCTCAATGATGTTCTTGGTGCAGTTCAATCGCTGAACTCTGGGTCTTCAGCACCGTCTTCCACTGTTGCTTTCATGCTGTGGCTGGATACAAGTAACAATCTTCTAATGATGAGGAATGGAAGTAATAATGGTTGGATAGAGATTGGATCAAGTAATGCAGCAAATTTAGGTCTTGCTTTATTAGCTGGAGCTACATTTACAGGCGAGGTCATATTCAACTCCACTGGTTCGATCCAGTTGCCAGCAGGGACTACAGCACAAAGACCTGGATCTCCTACTAATGGCGATATACGTTATAACAGCACAGATCACGAGGTCGAAGCCTATAAGAATGGTAATTGGTTAAATGTTGGAAGTGGAGCAGGAAGTACAGGAGGAAACAATGGTCAAAATGCTGTTTTCTGGGAGAACGAATTAACTGTGACTCACGATTATTCCATTACAGCTTCAAGAGGTGCTGGCAGTTTTGGGACAGTTACAATAAACTCAGGTATAACGGTTACAATACCCTCAACGTCTTCTTGGACAATAGCTTGATATGGCAGTAACAATTGACGGCGACTCAGGAGTCACAGCACCCAATGGATCAGTTTCGGCACCAAGCTTAACTGGTGCAGATACGAATACTGGTTTTTCCTTTGGTACAGATATTATTAGTGCTTCTACAGGGGGCACAAGAAGATTTCGGATGAACGAGAATGGGAGGGTTTTTATTGGGCCTTCTTCCTCTGCTATTTCTCAAGAATTGTTAAGAGTGGATCAGGAGCTATATAGTAATTACGTTGCGGTCTTTAATCGTACTACAGATACAGATAGCAGTTACAGAAATCACGTTGGTTGGGCTAAATCAGGTTCTATGGTCGGTGGAGTTTATTGTAAAAATAATGCAACTAACTACACAACAAGTTCTGATTATCGTTTGAAAGAAAATATTTCAGATGTAAGTGACGGGATTACAAAAGTAAAAGCATTACAGCCTAGAAAGTTTAGTTTCAAGAACGAGACAGGGACTTTTTATGACGGTTTTATAGCTCACGAAATACAGACAGTTATTCCTGATTGTGCAAGTGGAACAAAAGATGAAGTTAATTCTGATGGTGATCCTGTGTATCAATCTGTTGATTATGGAAAGATAACCCCTGTACTTACCGCAGCAATTAAAGACTTGATCGCTAAAGTGGAAACATTAGAAGCTAAAGTAGCTGCACTGGAGGCCGCCTAAATGTCAAAAATTAAATTAAATGCTGCATCAGGAGGAGGCTCGGTTTCTTTCGAGGCACCAGCTTCAATCGGTAGTGATAAAGTTATAAAGTTTTCATCAACTCCTGGTGTCATTGTTCAAGTAGTGCAAACGATTAAGACTGATGTTTTCACAACAAATACGGAAGATTCATGGGTAGATGTAACAGGAATGTCGGTCAATATCACTCCGTCTTCAACAAGTAGCAAAGTATTGATCTCACTTCAATCTGGTGTTTCTAATGGGAGCGAAGTTCTACATGTCTGCCGAATATTGAGAGACTCAACAGCTATTGGCGTTGACACCTTTGCTTCTGCTGTAAATGGCTCGGCAATATATGACGCTGAATCCGATGATACAAGTGCTAGAAATAGAGCAATTGGGCATCTCAAAGTTGAATTACTTGACAGCCCAAGTACAACATCACAGATAACTTATAAAATGCAGTTATATAAAAATGCGGCTGGAAACATGCATGTAAACCGAAGAGCATTAAATACATCTGTCGGGGCAACATCAACTATCACCGCTTATGAGGTAGCAGGCTAATGGCAAATCTTGATCACGATGCAGTTTTTAAGGCTTATCCAGCCATTGTTACGTTGGATGATTCTTTTGAAACTTACGGCTTAGATGCCAGCAATAACAAAGTCACATTAGAACAATCTAAGATTGACGAAGCTAGAACTGCTTTAAATGCTGAAGCCGCAGCTAACAAGTACAAAGAAGATAGGATAAGAGATGGTTCGACAAAGTACGGTTCATGGAGGGACCAACTAGCTATGTTGTATGACGATATAGTTGCAGGTAAGCTAGATGCAACTGGCAGTTTTGCCACTCACAACAAAGCAGTTAAAGACGCTAATCCTAAACCATGAGTACATTAGTCGTTGCCACAGTTAAAAGTCCTTCATCAGCCGCACCCGTTTTTCAAAACAGTTCAGGAACTGAGAAAGGGCAATTATGTAAGACTTGGGTGAATTTCAATGGAGAAGGTACTATTGCAATCCGAGATGACTTAAATGTCTCTTCGTTAACTGATAATACGACAGGTGATTACACCGTCAATTTTACAAATGGAATGTCGGATACTAATTATTCGGTTGTAGTGTCATGTAGAAGAGAAGCTGGAAGTGCCGAACTATCAGCAAGCCTTTATACATTAGCCACAGGTAGCGTAAGAGTTCTTTGCTTGGTAGAAGCGTCTGGTGCGAACCATGACTCTGATACCGTCTGTGTCGCTATCTTCGGAGCTAATTAACGTCAGCTTCTATGAAACAAAAAAAAAGGTTTTAATTCATGGCTAATTCCGACAAACGCATTATTTACACAAACGATGATGGACAGGTTTGTGTTGTTATTCCTTCTGACAATTGTGGCTTAACTGTTGAACAAATCCGAGACAAGGATGTTCCTAGCGGTAAAACAGCTACAATCATAGATAAAGCGGCTGTTCCTAGTGATAGGACTTTTCGTGATGCTTGGACATTTACTCCTTAAATCGACATGGGATTTGGAATTAACATGGCGAAAGCCCGTGAAATTCATAAAACAAATATCCGAAATGCAAGAGTTTCTAAACTTGCCGAGTTAGATGTTGAATTTCAAAAAGCACAAGAAACAAGTGCAAGCACAACAGATATTGTTGCGAAGAAACAAGCATTAAGAGATGCTCCAGCAGATTCAGCAATTACTTCTGCTTCTGATACAGACGCTTTAAAAGCTCAATGGAATACCGCTATTCTAGGGACAAGTCCATATAGCTAATCATGGCAATTGCACCTGGCACGTATGACATGACGATCCAGAGGAGATCGGATCATAGTGTTTCTGTCACTTTGAAGGATTCAAGCAACGCAGCAGTGAATCTTGGAGGTTATACGATAGCTTCGCAAGTTTGGAATACAGACAGAACGACTAAAGCTGCTGATGTAACTTGTACGATTACAAATTCAGCAGGAGGAGCATTTGATTGGAAGCTGACTGATACTCAAACAGCATTACTTACTTTAGATGAATATAAATATGATGTGTTATTAACTAACGGTGCAGGTCTGAAAGAATACTGGATAGAAGGTACTATTTATATGGATCAAGGATACACTGCATGACCACAGTAAATATCACAACCAATAAGAACACTGTA